CCTCGCCCAAAATTCGTTTGGCCTGGCTGATGACGAGATTGACCACCTGGTCGTTGTAGATTGGTGGTCTCGACAAACCCAGTTTGTCGAATTTGACCATGTAGTCGTCTCGTTTTGCGCGAAGTTCGCGCATCAGTCGTGCTACTGCTTGTTCCTGGCTGATCACCCACCGATCCCAACTCTCTAGGAGCTGGGACTGGTTGCGATGTTCCGGGCTGAGTGTGGATGTTGGTTGTTGGTTCAGGTTCTCCATTGTTGTCATTATAGGGCCCTGACCCAATTACCTCCCCGTTCAGGACGCAAAGAAACTTGTCTTTGAACTCTCCTTCCAGGATCACTGGAAATTGGTCCAGGGCAAGAACTGAGCGCAACATGTCATCAATCCTAACAAGCTCCATCTTGCTTAGATTTAAGACATCACACATTGCAGCTGCTATCCGGTCTTTGTCGGATTGTGGCCACGCATTGGAGCATTTAAACTTCTCCTCAGGAGTCGCTCCGCGGAATTTCAACCCGGTTATGGCCAACACTCGCTCGGCCCATGTCCCCAGTAAAGGTGTTAACTTATCTGTGGATTGGTAACCGTGCGCTTTATTGGCAAGTGCTTGTTCAGCAGTAACCGAGCGATTTGTGGTGAGATGTAGGTGTTTTAGAGTTCGCATCGGGTCTTGAAAACTGTCGTTGTAGACAGCGGGGTCAACGAAAAAGCGGCCCAAGTATGGTACTGGCCTGCCCTTCTCAATGTGCTCAGCTTTTAAAACAAAGCCGATTGCTTTTGCCGCATCTTCGAGATAGGGTCCATAGTTGCCCTGGTGATCGTCACTTAAGCCGTCATCTCCAGAGACTAATCCTATGCGCATATGCCTCATCATTACTCATACCCATGTTCCTGTTTGCGCAGTATTGGACAAACGCTGCTTCAGGAGTGTTGCCGTCAGTCGTCCAGGGTCCGCCTGATCTGGTTGCAAAGCCAGGGTCATAGCGTAATCCTGTCGCCGTAACGGCCTTCCTTACATACAGCTGTTCGTACCAATGCCGTAGTTCTGCACGACGTTCCGGACAAGTCCACCTCATATAAGCCGCCAATGTAACATTTTCAGTGATCCATTGTGACTTAGTCCCGTCAAAGCGGGAATAATCAGTGGCTATCGTTCTCTCACTGTGTCGACATATTTCCCTCAACCGTTGAACGGTCTCTTTAGGGGTTTTCCCTGGTCCATACCACATCTGCTTCTTCAAGATTTCATCCTTAAAGGGTAGCGTGTAACATGACATCAGGTTTGTCAACTCAGGGGACGTGGTTGTTATAGTTCGGGGGTCGTTTGGAACCGCATAAGCTTCAGGTTTTATGAAGCTCTTCAGGATGCTAGGGGATATAATGCTTAGGTTATGCTTCACTTTTTCAAACCTCGCCACCTGCATCGGTTTGTTTTGACGCGCTCTTACATCTGCCGGTGAAAGGGGCACACCTTTTCCACCCACGGGCACGAGTTTCGACACGAACTCGTGGGCGTACTTAGTATAACAGGGGGGCGGGGTGGTTCGATTCACAACGTCCGTAATCCTTCCCTTAACACTTGCCTCGTCTGCGTTTACACCCCTCAAGGGCATTACAGCAGCATTAGAGACCAGTTTAGGGGTCAGGACACGTCCGACCATCTCACCGTCTTCACTAGCCAAGCTTCCAAGTGATTGGAAGTGTGCACCGAGATCAGTCGTTTTCACAACGTTGGCTCGGTACTCAGTATTGACCATTTCAAACAGGAGTGGTGCGATCACAGCAAAGTTCTTCATGCTGCTATCTCGCAATATGCGTTCCACATCCGCCACAACAGCAGGGGATTCCTTATTAGCCAAGCGTTTCTTTATGGCCTGGAATACCGTCCCTGTCAACTCCACTGAATGACTCTCCCCAACCTTCATCAATGACAAAGAGTCACTAATTGGGTCGTGAAGAAAACACGTGTCTCCGCTAATGCAATTAAGTCGTAAGACTGGCTTCGGTTTGAATAACCAGGCCCATGTGGGCCCTTCTACGACTGCTGTGGGTATCAACCAAATGATCCGATGATCTGGGTCTCCTTCAACCCGTTTCTGTTCTACCAGAAAGACTTGAAGATTCCCCGCGTCATCCTCCACTGCAATATTATCCCCTTCATAATGCCATAACGGATGTTCATAGCCCGCCCCCCCGCGCACAGAGTATTTAACTCCAGAGGCTGTGAGGTGGTAGGAGTATTCCTCCCGCCGAGCACTTGTGCACTCGGGTACGAACGTATACAGCAAAATCGGTAGCCCTCTTTTGAGCCACATATTTATGTCTGTATAATAATCGACGTCTGTCATAATGAGGCAACTGTTCTCAGTTAGAGAGTCGTTGCAATAGGGTATGGTTAGATCTTTTAACCCGTAGAAGTACCGCGTGCCGCCGAACTGATCATGGTTCGATCTTGACACGTTGTAAGGTTCGAAGCCCGCCTTCCGAGCTAGATCATTCAGGAAGATGTTCGCTGAAGATCGAAATTGCGCTGATTTACCGTGAGTGTGTTCACGGGCTGTTGGTATCAGCCGGATCGTCTCCTTGTGGGGGCAGACAAGCTGGCGAAGACGGGTGTTACGCGTCGTCGCCCGCTCAGTCCATTCACTGAGATCACGTATATTCAGGGGGCGTGCTAAACGGAGTCTACTCATCACATCCCAAAACGTTTTCTGTACCGTCACATGCGTTTTACGGCAGTAACGTTCCAGCACACGGAGATTTATACCGCAAGCCTCAAGACAACCGATTGACTCGGTGTCCTGGCCTTCCAGTAGTGGTACGTAGTCGTCAAC